TACTATACAAGCCATTGGTGGATATGCTGGTGGATCTGGAGGATATAGACATGGTGGAAAAGGCGGAAACTCTGGAAATGGATATTCTGGTATGAATGGTGGATACGTTGGAAATTTTGTTGGTGGTGGAGGAGCAGGTGCAGGAGCAAATGGATCATCCGGCAATGATTCAACTGGAGGATCTGGTGGGAATGGAACTCAATCAGATTTATCTGGAGAATCTACATACTATGCAGGTGGAGGTGCAGGAGGAGGATACTATACTGGAACCCCGGGGCTTGGAAATGAAAATGCAGGTGGTGGAGGAAATGGAAATAGTGATCTTGGAAAAAATGGTATTGTCATAATTAAATATTGGAGGTAAATTATCATGACAGAATATTTAACACAAATAGGAACATTGGGAGAAGGATTTGAAATCGATGAAGATGGGGTAATAACAGTTGGTTCTGGTAAAGTTACATCTGTAATTGATTATACCAATACTCCTCCAACTACCCCAGTATCTGGAGACATTTATGCAGTGGGATCTTCACCAACCGGAGCATGGGCAGATCATGCATACAAAATTGCTACATACACCACTACTTGGGCGTTTACCGATCCAAAACTAAATGAATTGGTGTTTGTCGAAAGCAGCAGTATAATGTATATTTGGAATGGAACAACATTTGTTCAGACATCGTCGCCGGGATTCACCCCGCAAGTTACCCATACAATTTATGTGGACAATGCAAGAACTGATGATTACACGCCCGATGGAACGATTGAAAAACCATTTTTATCAGTTCAGGATGCACACGACAGTATAACCGGCACACCAAGTATTACAAACACTTATGGCATTGCGGTTGCATTGGGCCATCAGTATACAGGAACATTAAATATATCAAAAGATTATATAAGTATTTTTGGGCATGGGATGAGTAAAGGTGCGGGGTTTAAAGGGACACTTAACATTACTTCAAAACACCTGACTCTTCAGGGAATCCATCTTACTGGAACTTCATCAGCAACTCGCGATTGTTATATTAATCTATCACAAACTGGAGATTTTCTGCTTGAAATTAAAGACTGTAGGCTATCATATTGTACGATGGCTATTGAAGCAACTGGAACAAGTGGACAACTTTCAAACAGTTATGTTCAGGTTACTGGTGCAAATGGTCTATGGTTACAAAACACAATTACCTGCACTGGAATTAAAGGGACTTTGGCTTTAGTTGGTGGATTATACGCTGTAAATACACTAAATGCTTATAATTGTTATTTGGTTATGGGTGCAGCAGTTGCAGATACTAACACAATTAATTTGGAATCCGGAACTCTTGCAGAACTTGGTGGTGGATTCCCAGAGAGAAATACTACAAATTTGAAAACTGGTGCTACGCTTTATGCAGATGGATTATTTGCTGGAAACAGTCTCTTAACTGGATATAAAAATGTATTGAGTAATACCGGTGGAACATTACATCTCTTAACTAGTGGTAGCGGAATTTCAAATGATTCGTCAGTTAGTGGGGCAACAGTTAAAGATGCGTTGGAAACGCTAGCATCATCTTCTGGTGGAATGGATATACATGGGCTTACCGAAGAATCTGGCATTGTTTCTATTGACCAACTAGCATTCTATGACGAATCAGCAACAGCAAATCGAAAAATCCCGTTTTCAGATTTTAATTCTGCACTTAATTTGTCATACTCCCCGTGGACAGAAGTTACAGCATTTACCGCTACGCCGACATCAACATCCACAATAACAACCACATCTGATTTATCCGGAACTATAAAAGCAGGATTCCCGCTCAAATATACAATTGGCGGGACAACTTATTATGGAATTGTTGTGGCGATCACTTCAAATCTAATTACTGTTGGTGGCATTTCGTTATCTGGAGATATTACCGCATTATACTATGGTAATCCAGATCGAATGGTTCAAATTGACTTCCTGATTCCTGGATATTACGAGGATGCAACAAATCACGCACTTTTAGGAGCAGATTTGGGTCAGTGTTTAACTTGGAAGCAAGGACCGGCATATATTGTTGCATATTCACCTAGATCCAGAATTGTAGATGGGAGTTCTAATGGAACAACAAATCTTGTAAAAGCACAGGGGCATGCTGGAACTGCTCAAGCAGGGGCAGCAACAACAATCACCCTGTCTACTAGGGCAAGTGCAGTAGATGATGCATATAACAATCTTTATGTTGCAATAATTGCAGGGACAGGATCGGGTCAGATACGACAGATAACGGATTATGTAGGCTCAACAAAAGTTGCGACTGTTGCAACATGGACAACCAACCCTGACTCAACATCTGAATATAAGATACTTTTAGGTGATCCATCAAGTTCCAGTGGAATATTATCAAGTGCTATAACTCTTGCATATCCAAAAGAATGGTATTCCAGTGGAATTTTGATTAATTCGGCAATGTATCTGCTTAATTATGGGGATGAGATTGAAGTATACGCTGGCAAAGGAACTGGTGGAGATGCATTAGATCTATCCGGCGTTATTGTTGTGGTGATGGCGTAATGACGATAATTATACCAGTTGGATATCAATTTGCCGATCGGTTAAATAATTTAGACAAATCATGGTTGCTTAATAAGGGGTGCGTATTGTGGTTCAGAGGTAAAACTACAACAGATTTTCCAATCTTACCCTCTGGAGTAACAGCCACGCCATCTGGAACTTGGACAAATGATTTAACATTGAATAATAGGCGAATAGTTAAAACTTTTAACGGGAGTGATACAGGGATTACATATAGCACGAACTCCGCTTGGCAATTAAATGGTGATTTTACAATTTCATTTTGGATAAAAATTATAACAGCTCCAGATTCTGCATGGCCTTCGATTTGGTTTGGACCGATCCAAAATACTACACGTTATGCATGCATAAATTATGAAACACGGTCATCCCAAGGAAGTAAGCGTGGGATATATTTGTATGCAGTGGATAATTCAAACTCGGTTCTTATTGGAACACTTGATGACGCGAATTATATTACGAATTGGGTTGGCTCATTTCATAATGTAACATTTACTAGATCCGGAACAACTATATATTTATATAAAAATGCTACATTAGTTACCACAACGAATTCCTCGATAATTATCAGTGGTACGACGCAATCCCAAAGTCTTGGGTTTCTTTGGGATGGTGGCAATGCATGGCACATAAACGCAAACATAAAAGATTTTCTAATATTTAAAGGATGTGCATTATCTCAACCTGAAATTACATACCTTTATAATACAACGAAAAAATATTTGGTGAAATAACTATGTTTACAAAAGTTTTTACAATCACAGCAACCGGACACCAGTATGAAAAGGCATCCGGATCGTTCTACTATACAATCCAAGAAGATGGGCGGATTATCGACGAAGATAATTACCTGCCTTATGTTGATTGGGTAGCAGTAGGGAACTCTCCAACAGCAGTTTCAGGAGAACGATTCTTGGATATAATTGATGGATTACCAGTCATCGATACAGATTTACGAACAACTACGCTGGCAGCAGAAGCATATACGGCTGAACATCCAGATTTAACAATGGAGGAACGAATGACGGCGATTGAAAATTCCTTTCTTGACGATCTTATGACGAGGATGTAACATGACAACTTATAAAGATTTAGGACCAATTGCAACTATTTTATATTCAAAATTTAAACGTGGCGAACTTGTGCTGGATGATATAACAAAGTTATTGACAGCAGAAAGAATTACAGAAAACGAATCTGATTATTTAAAAGGGTTATTATGAAAGAAAATTTAGAACGAGAAGTAAAACTATTGAAGAAACGAATTGAAGCACTAGAAGATTATATTCTTGAAAAAGAACAGAAAGAAATCAAAGGGGGGAATTAAATGACTATAACCTCCTACGACGATCTTTCAAATTTGGCTAAAGTTATATATGCAGCGTATTGTAGAGGGTCATTGACGCAAACACAGGTACAGGCTTTTGTAACGGCTGGAAGAATAACCCAAGAAGAAGCAGATTGGATTTATGCAAATTGTCCATTATAAAAACCACAATTTTCCTTTAATAATTTTTAAACTTACTAAAGAAGTACTTTGGCACTTTAAAGATCGAATAATCATAAGTCCAATTACTTCCTTCCACCTTAAACAACACATAGCCATTATCAGGTCTTTTTTGATTTTTAATTGAACAAAACCCATCAAGCGTTTTCCAGCAAGGTGTTGTTAGAACTAGATAATTGGAAACTCCAGCATATTTAAAGTTATGTGTGTGTGACTTGACATAAATATCATTTTCATCACCGTCTAATCGTAGTTGATCAACATCACTAATTAGTGAATTAAATCCACCATCATTCTTCTTACTATATGGTCCCCAATGCTGAACATTAAATCGAACGTTATCAAACATTATATCGCCGAAATAACCATACCATTCACCTTTCATCATCGTACAAATTATTTCGTCGGCACTTGGATTATCACCAACATGATACTTTGATCCTTGAACAAATATGAACTTATCTGTATCAATCATCCTCAATAATATCCTTGCAATATCACATTGAACCATGACATCGGCAACCAATATATCCTTCCCACCACCGTTCTTATTCAATCCTTCAACAATATCGCCATTACACACTACACAATCCACATGACCAATTGTAACACACATGGCATTCCATTGATCATATAGAAGTTCCTGTGCTTTAGACTGCGTAAGATAGAGATCGCGTTCTTCATTATGATAATTTGGTGGTAACATTCCCACATTACTTCCACAATGCATATCAGAGATGAAGAGGATTTGTTTCATCTTCTATACCACCTCATCATCAATTATCCAAAGCCATTGTGTATCATATTCAGGAAATGATGTAATTTTTCCATTCTCATCTATAACTTTAAATATCGCTCGATACATACCATCAACATCTGGAAGTCCTGTAGCAGCGACCAATCCTTCAGCAGCAACTACAACTGTACAAGGTTGATCTTCAATAATCCATTCACCTAAATTGTTATTAAAAAGAGAGAACATTACGGATTTGTTCGTTAGATCGTATGGTTCAGTTCCTTGTGTGTTGATATTCCACTCTTCAATTACATACTGAAGAGGAATCGTATCACCCTTCTTATATCTAATAGTAACAGTCATTATTATATACTAATCAATCTTTAAATATATAAATCTATCTAACTCGTTTCTTCCTTTTATCAGCAACCTCTTTACTGTGATAACTATCCAGTTTTTCGATTAAATCCAGCACTCGCCGTTGTTTTTGAGGCATGAAATAAATTCGTTCCATGTTATCAATAAACATATCAATGCTAAACTTTGGGTCTTTTCGTTTTATGGTTTCAATAAGCCCTTTATATTTTTCTTTCACTCTCTTTCTATTAAATCCCATCTTAACAGTATAATACCCCAACTCCTTAACTTTATACTCTAATGCATCATCTGGATAACTCCTATCGTAATGTTTATCCATTCGATCCATAAAATCTTTAAGAATCTCACCAGTTATATACTTCTTAATAACTTGCATTTCGTCTACTGTAAGATCACAATCCTCCCTTATTATACTACTAATCAACATATTTTCATAATATACATATTCCCATGGGACAAAATGTTGATCCAGCATATGATCGATGAACATTTCTGGATCCACACCTTTTAGAGCCAATTCATCATAGAATCTTTTATCGATCTTAATTGATACCAAGCGGCGGTTCATAGCATATCATCCCTTTACCAGCGTTTGAAATCATACCGTATTTTCGCATTTCATCCAATTTATTATGTATTCGTGCTATACTCATCGATATTACCGGCGCCAAACTATTTAACTTTTGTACACTTATATATATGTGATCATCCGTTTCATGATAACCGTTCTTATCAATTAAATCACCAATCTGGATAAGATCTGGGCCAAGCTCAACTTTCCTTCGCCAAATTCTTTCGTTTTCCAGTAGTTCATATAATATGGGGTCTTTTATATCTAACTTGATATCCGGACCAACGTTTCCCCTTGCCAAATGCCATCCTAAAATCAATTGATTATAAAGTGAATACATCTCCGAACCAATATCCTTTTCAATGTAATAATCTTCAATTGCATTATCCCAATCTATATGTTCTATTTTTGAAAAACTATCAGTCCATTTATTAAAAGATATCGGCAATGGTTCATCTGCAACATCTTCATCCCCTCTTAAATTCATAGCGCCCCACCTAGCCTTGCCTAATAACTTCTTACTAGATTTATTTGGCATATTTAATAAAAAACATAGTCGTCTACCAAGCCCATCAGCAATATCATATTTTTGAGGCTGGACACCACCCCACATCGTAAAGTAAGTTTTATATTGTATGGTTGGACCACCTGTCATATCTTTAACCAAGTTACCATGATCGAGTGCATGTAGAAGTTGCGTACGAAGTTGACTATTATATGACGATGTCATTGCAGATACAAGCGCATCAAATTCATCTTCAAGTAAAAACTCCTTTGAATGAATGCGTGCTTCACCTTGTCTTTCTACCGGACTCCCTTTAATATTTGTATATGTTCCAACTAAAGTCGCTTCACTGATATTAGACTTTAAATTCATTGCATAGTTGGTATTTTGAAAAACTGCATTTTCACCACCGCCCATATTCATTAGAAAAAATGTTTTCATACCACCTGGGGGAGCCACAAAGATAATATGTATACGCATGTTTGGTATCGATTTATATTCCCAATATATCTTCCTTTCCTGATTCATTAAATTAAAAGCGTGCATTGCATAACTACAAACATAATATGGTGCGTATAATTCGTAATCCAAAGCCCCCCTACTTTGTAATTCACGCATCACCAAATTCATAATATCAACCATGAAGTTAAAAGGTTAGAGTTTAAGTTATATATAGGTGATGGTTAGGGAAGTATAGTATGGGTTTATATAGAAGAAAATAGAAACTGATTAATTAACTATATCCTACATCCAATCATCAGATTTCCCACACAACAATTCTTTAATCCTTCGCTCTTTAACTTTACCAATCCCTCTAATTTTTGCAAGATCTGCTGTGTTCGCAATATAAGTTAAGTCGGTGCCATAAACCTCTCTTATATTTCTCCATTGGACTAATGTAATATTTAAAAATCTAGCAATTAACGCATCAAGATTTCGATAAGCAACAAGATCCAACTCACCTTCGCAAATCTTTATCCCCACTTTAATAGCCTGTTTTAACCCACCATATTTATCAGGATTAATCAGGACACGAATATTATACCGAGTCATTACACCCGCAATAATCGAATTTAGCAATTCAATATCAATTATGATATTTTTCTTCCGCTTTAGTTCTAATGCATAAGCAGTTACATCGCCTGTTATTAACAATATAACCACACTATCAACTTGATGAGTAATTAATCGTGAACATTGTGAAGGAAATCGCCCCACATGACCTTTAGATCCCAGCACACTACTATAAAGATCACTAATTGTCTTCCTTTCGATTAATACCTTGACCTTCTTATTATTCTCACACTCGATTAATATATCACCCTCTTTAAGTGCTTCTTCTTTAAATGTTAATTTTGGAAACTCGTGTATAATCCATTTTCGAAGATCGGCTTTTTCTCTAGTATCAAGTGTAATAATCAAAAATCACACCTTCTTTTTAGACAATATAATTCTATCAAAATCCTTCATCCACGATACCCACCATCCTTTATCTACCATCCACATAATCAAATCAACGATGATAACTGGCGGTTCATAATTTAATTCACGGTGATAATATATATCATTACCATCCCACTCATCACAAACCCATCTACCATTTTCAAAGTGCCCAAAATAATTATCAATAAATTCATTCACGCAAATAGAACAGGTTTTTTGATGAAAAAAGTCGGAAATGTTTGTAATGATATGTAAAACATAAATTGATTGTGATACCATTAGTTATATATTTGTGATAATTTTATATATAGGTTATGGATCATCACAAATACTATTTTCATAATATTTTGAAAGAGTAGCCTCTCTCTGATTCAGATATTTTGCATCCTTTTTAAAGTTGTAAGGACATGCTGCCCGTTCAGTCGTATAAAAAACAAGCTGGCCTATTGGCATTCCTGCGTGCATTCTGACAGGACGCTGGTTCACGTTGCACATCTCAAGCGTGATACTACCTGAAAAGCCGGCATCAATCCATCCTCCGGTCTGATGAAGTTCTATCCCAAGTCTTGCAATACTACTTTTACCTTCAATACTTGCAACAACATTATCCGGAAGAGTCAGGATCTCATATGTCTCTGCAAGCACAAACTTACCTGGATCTAAAGTTATATCATCACTGAATATCCCTTCTGTATCTGTTGTAACAGAATCACGATCATAAGGATCTATAACATCAGGCCCTGGCGTGTACCAGACAAAATGATTACCAAGCCGGATATCAATCGAGTTAGGCTGAACGAGTTCTGGATCAAATGGATCAATTTTGATATATCCTCTTTCAATACGATCAATTATCTGCCAGTCAACAAGGATCATGTGAATATAGATGGGAGATTTTACTATATAAAGTTATCCAAAAAAGTAAGAATTATTCCTCAATGATTAAATTTTCTAGCATTTTTTGCAAAAACTGCCTTTTTCTTTAAAGCGGGTGTAATTTTTTTCTTTTTTCCATTTACATCCACTATATTACCAATTTCTGCATTTGCTACTTTATCTATAGACGAAGGTGGTATATCCTGTCCTTGTTTATATCCCAATGCACTGTGTAATGTTCCTTCTTTGATTTTACTTCCGTAAAAATTAGTAGATGTTTTCTTCTTTTTTGCAACCATAAAAGATCATCTTAATTATCCATTAATAAACATTGTGATCATATACAATTCAATCTTCATTCATTTCTTCTGCTTTCTTATCAATCCATGCATAAATTTCTTTTTGATTCATCTGACTATCATTAAACTCTTTAGGCACTTGCTGCATATCTTCATTTATCCAGTGATTACCAGGAATATAACTTGGATGATATTGTAAATGCCAATAAGATGTATTGTTTGTATTTACTCCCATCATCCTGTTATAATAACACAACTTTCTATGCCACCAAGGATTCGTAGCAATCATATACATGAGCCACTTCATCAAGTTATTAAATGCTTTAAAATTAATATTGTCTGGTTCAGATTCATATTGCCGAACTTGCCCCAAAATAAGATGAATGATGGTAAGATCACTCGCCCTATAATACTTTGCATATTTTTCTTGGTCAAATGAACATGCATCTAGTTCTTGTAAAATCGTATCTGGAATATCAATACGAGAGAGAATGTCTACCACTGGATCAACAGGGATGACTGGTGTTTCTACTACATTATTAGTCATGTAAATGACACCTTCGCGGTTTTTGGATCAAGAGTATATGATGAAGATGACGTAACTTCACTTCTATAATTCTCACATTCATCTTTATATTCACACTTATCGCATCTTCGCTTAAAACATGGAGGAATAAAGTGTAAGTAGTTATCTTCATTCATTTTTAAAACCTCCCGCCAAACATCGCATTGCAGAACTTACCACGTTTTTTCGGAAACCAGTTATCAGGATGGAACGTATTATCATCCTGCCATTTGTCAGTATTGTTTGCTATAAAAATCAAACACATATTTATGCACCGTCTATAATACATATCAGTTTTATATTTTTTAATCAATAGTTTAAACGCATTATTAATCCAAAGTTTTGTCCTCAACCTTTTATCATTTACTTTCCACCATTGGTGTAAGTTTTCTAAAATTGCCGCATGTTCCTGATCTAAATTCTTAACTTTTGATACCCGATCTTTATTAGATGCTAGAAATGAAATCATTCCACCGAGTCGTTCAAAATACGCACTATCATTTCTATAAACTGCAATAAAAATTAAGAATCCTTTTTCTACAATCTTTCTTGATCGATCAATCTTATTCCGATCATATCCGGTTTCAAACTTTCCATTCATCTGCTTCCAATTATTAAACATTGCATTGAGGAAGTCTTCTCCTTTAATAAGACCACCATCGCCGACTTCATAAGTTGCAAGAGCAGGATTAATTGGAAGATCAATTGCAATTTCATCAAAATTGTGCTCAATATCTTCACTTTCTAAAATAGATCGTATCTGATCTTTCATCATAATATGGAAAATGAATGATTCTATGGTATTCCAGCAACCATCAAGAAATTTCAATCTTATCGCCACCTATATAAAAATACACGCTCATCTATTTATATATAAGTAATAAGTTATATAAAAAAGTTTCGATTAAGTTTTAATATAACATCAACATCCAATCCTAATCATAGTTGATAAGATTTTTATAAATCAAATCTTCAAAAACATATTCAACGGGGATGTCGTGTTTAGTGGAGAAATTAATAGCATGTTTATAAAGCGTTTCAAAGTCATCACGAAAGTCTTTAGACTGATAATCATAATAAGCCATAACAGAACTTTTCCTCCTACCTAATAATAAGAACTACTTCTATATAAAGGATTATGTATGAAGATAGTTTTATATAAGAGTATGATCAACATAGTTGTGCAAAAACCAAAATGACAAGAAAGGGGATTTTTCTTTTCCTTTTTTTGTTTAGGAGTGGTTTTGTGATGAGTAAGTTCTGTTTTTGTTAATCACGGAATTGCCAGTTGAACGATGACACGTGGCCGCCGAGATAATCAGCACAATATGTCGCCGCGTCATCTGGTTCATAGCCTTTACAACTAAAAATGTCAATGAAGGCGCGATTATCCATCTCGCTAAAGTGCATGGTTATTGATGAAGTGTGGATTAGTTGCATGATACTATAACCATATAAGTTGCCTTCGCCGAATCTCTCAATGACCGGTTCGCCATATCGTCTCATATCAATATAATTAACAAGATCGCAAATAAAATTATATAAGTATGAACCATCGATTATATATTCATGATTGCAATCCTTAATTGTTATAGAAGTTGACAATCCCCAATGATTATCGTTGTTGAATTGTTCAGTAATCATAAAAAAGATTTAACATTATTGTATATAAAAGTAATGTTATAGGTTTTTTTCTTTTCTACGTTTTTTAATTTCTTCAAATTGTTCAATTGAAATGCAGTGTCTTTTAGATCCTGGTTCCATAACTCTGATTACTTCTACTTCGTTATTTAGTGTACGAACTACAACACCCCTAGGTCTATACATATATGTTTCCTTATATAACTCTTGTATATCTTTATTGATATGGCTCCATCCGATCTGACTGCCAATATTCTAAAGTTTCGACATCCATAATTGTAAGTTTTCCATTCCAGCCACCACCAGTATCTAATGCTATAACGTTATGTGAAATTATTGGGGTGGTTGCATCGATGTCGTGTGCTATTGCTTGTGTGGATGTATGGCCCAAGAATATGCGATTATATTTTTTAATTGGATGTTTTGCATGATTACGACCATACTTATACACTAGATCACGATCCCACATTAAGAATTCAGGATCTTGGTTTTCAATTGGTTTTCCGCGCGGTCTAAACCCCCCATGAACATATAGATTGTTGTTTTCGTCTATATAATATGGGAGGGCGTTTTTGAGTAAATTGATATGAGATTGCGGGACATTCCGACGATTATAATCATAAGCATATAATGATTGATACCCACCTTGATGAATATGAATAGGGAGTTCCATCCCTGTATTATACCAATCTATAAACCATTTACAGTGATTTCCCTGGCAAACGATTAAATGCTTAATCTTTAATAATTCTTCCATTACTTTATAAAGATCTAAATCTGGCCCGTCTACAATGTCGCCCAATGAAATCAATCTATCTTCATCATAATTAAAATTGCACCGGCTTAAGCATTGCACTAGCGCATTATATCGATTATGTATATCACCACAACAATATGTTTTCATTAGAAATCCTTTACATTATGTTCATACTCTTTAATTTTCTTCCACGTTGCATATTCATCATGAACACCTACTGAATTGAATATTAAGTAACCACCGAACAACAGGAGATATGGAACGTGCCAAATGTATAAACCATATACAATCCACCCAATGTTTCCAGCACTACAAATAATAAATCCAAATAAACGTGTTTCATGCCTAGCAACTAGCGCCATACCCAAAAGAGAGATTGCCGATAAAGCGATCTCAATACTTTCAATCAATGTTCCAAACCTTCACACTACGTTCATCATAATTTACTATAAAATTAAATCCATATTTTTCTTTTTGCTTTTTAAAAACATCATTTACATGAACATAAAAGTCTCCTTGCCCACGTCTTGTATTTCCATATTTTAAATTAACTGGAATACATACAGATTTTCCAAGGATCGATTCAATATTATGTTTAATAGTTTCAAGATCCATTATATCCACTCTCTTTCATTTATATAATCCACAAATACATACCCCACCTTCTCTATATTCTTTGCATGGGCATACATTATCAGGAATGTGAATTATTTTACACGGGCAATATGACGCGCCATATTTCTTAAAGTTTCTACGAAGACCCTCTATAACTCTTAATGTGCGTTCTCCATCACTATTTAATGAATCGCGTTTAATTTGCAATTCAGTATCATCATCAAAACTTAAATTATTATTCATTATATCTGCCATATCCTGTATTACATATAGTGAAGTCTTTTGTAAATGCAAAATATCCTAAGTTCGTGGATTCACATATTTTAAGAGTCATATCCATTAATCCTTTCGGATCTGGTTTTGATTCTCCCAAATATATATTACAAATATTGCCCCCGTCTAATATTGGGAAAAACGCTTGTTCTATTTTAATTTTATCTACCAATGATATGTCAGCATCCACTGGAACATGTGTACCATTCGTATAATAAATTGGCAAATCACGAGAACCAGTTTCAGCGTATTTTCTAATCGCCCCCTTTATATCACCTTTAACATATTTATGAGCATCGCCGTAATTCAATAGATCTAATACAGCAAATCTCTGTGCAGTTGTTTCAGCGGGCGTTCTTGAGAACGACACCTTAATATTGTGCTCTTTTGACGATGTTCTACAAAATTTATTCAATTCATTACATATTTTTAATGCCATTCTAGTAGAATTTGGATTTGTAATATCATTGCCCATTAAAATCTCACACACTTCGTTCATGCCAACAATTCCTATTGTAAAAACATAATCTGATAAGTTTAAAAATGGTTGGATTAGTTTTCCACCAATGGGATCTCGTTTTGTATATGTCGGAAACGGGAGCATTCCATTATCAATACATTCATATATCCAGTTTCTTTTTATTTTAAACACTTCTATAGCATACAATATATTGGACTTGCATATCTCAATAAACCTATCAATACTCCCTTCTGATTCAAATGCATATCGTGGCATATTCAAAGTAATTACTTGAGCAGATCCCATTGTAAAATGTTTTCCGTCTTTAAAATACAACTTATCATTAAAATCGGGATCTCCTTGTGGACCACTTGAAAAAGAAAATGCGCAACATTGCATACATGAAATTCCATTTCCAGCCATTCTATACGGTGGAATCATGTTATCAAAATATGGTGTGCCAAATTTCGACGCCAGTTTAAATGCATCCAAATATAGTTCTCGAATAGATGGATAATCACTAGGCGAACCATTTTTATCTTCATATTTCATCCGCTCTATATATTCTGGTTCAAACGCAATTTCTGGTTTTGGAAAATAAAATGGTTTGCCAGCATAGTCACCACCCAGCATAATTTCCATAAATGCTTTAAACAACAATCTGGTTTCTCGTTCAAATTCACCATATGTTTCTGGACCGATCTTACCCTTATATACTGCCGGTTTATCTTTCCACATTTTAGGAACCGAGGGTGACAACTGAACAGAACTAAATATTTGCTGGCCGCCCCGGGATGTAAGCATCTGTGTCATTTCATAAATAAAGCATTGCATATTCTGCTTTATCTCTTTATAACTACAATCTTTAAAATATGGAGATAGAAATGTTAAAAAGTTATAAAATCCTTCTCCCCCTGCAAAATTAACTTGACCACTTCCCAAAGTTTTAGACGCGTGCAATATAGCAACTTCAGGTCTCATGGCAGGACCAGCTATAGACGTGTGTTCGCCAGTCCCATCTCCAGTGAATCCATAATAGAAAACATATCGAAGATCCCAGTCCGCACAGAAATATCTACAAGTTAAATACTCTAAGTCGTGAATGTGGATATATCCATTGAGATGTAGTTCGGCTAAATGTTCTGGTAACATCATAAGCGCCTGTTCTTTGGATAATTGATCAGCCTTGCGCTTATGTACTGTTTCTGGAGACCGCTGCAAATTTGCATTATCTCCTTTTCCACCCCCTATATCTGTTAATCTAGCATCATATACTGGCATCCCAACTCTAGTATACTTTCGTCTACAGTCATTCATATCATGTTCTAAGAATTTAGTATTTACAAGTTCTCTGATAAGGGGGCCAGTTACAGGATCTAATCTCAACACACTCAACGTAGTATACACACCATCAACAATCTCTTCAATAACCTTACCAACACACCCAGTTTCTTTTCTAATAGACTCTATAACTTTATATTTATCAAACGATTCTATACTTCCATCATCTTTTCTCACTCTAACTAGCAAAGACTCATCTCCGTTAATGTGTCATCCTTGTTGTAGTATTTATCATCAATCTTTATGATTGGAGCATCAATTAAAGTAACACAATCCATTAATAGTTCAATCTTTACATCGTCATCTTCAAGATCTTTTGTATCGTATAATATGCCGTTTTTATCAAGAATGGATTTTAATTCTTCACAATTCGGGCACACGGGGAGTGTATAAATGATAATATTCCTATTATATTTCATATCTATGCCTCTGTTGTAATTCCTGAACCTTTGCCGAATTCCATGAACCATTACCAACGGGACTCAAATATCCAGTTATTCTCGAAATGGCAGTTACATCATGAGCACCACAAATAGGACATATAAAGGCGCCACAAATCTCGCATGTTGCTATCCCATCTACTACACCATGATTACACGATCCAATATCTTTCTCGCACATTACAATTGGAATATTTCCACATTCTGGGCACGTTCCATCTATTAAATCACCACCATCTAAAATAAGTTTACAGTTCTCACACTTGAACATTATAGATAATTACAATTTACTCATATATAACATTAATGACTGGCAAATATATCCTGCGTAAAAAAGTTATATCGTGCAACGCGACTAAATCATCCTAAACAAAAACAAAAAGAAGATCTTCTCCCTTTTATCTTTGCCTTTGTTGCACAACCATGTTGATCTTACTCTTATATAAAACTAGCAGTTCAATCCTCATGATCATATCTTTTCGTGATCTTCCCCCACATTATATCGTTATCGCTTGGTTTTCTATAATCACACCACATGCACCAAGTGATATTACTGTTAAAATCTGTAAACATATAATGCTTACAATGAGGGCAACGCGCTTTCGCCATTTATAATTCCTTTCAATCCATCAGTGTCTACAATATTTACACTTTCTATAGTAATTAGCAGACTTTCACAATCTTCTCCTGCGGCAAATATAGCATCATTTTCTATAATAATACAACCATCCTTATCAACAACTTCATAATGCTTAAACAATCTATTCAATTCCTCTCTTATCTGATCAATGTTTTCAACATAAAAATAATCGTTGAATGGTAGATCATCACCAATCACTGTAAATATAATTTTATAAACACCTTTCATTTTAACCATCTCTTTAAGTAATTCCCTTGACTTTCATAGTATATATGCGCATCAAAATTAACATCTTCATAGAATCCAATTTTATAGCCAGTTCGTTCAGCAATTTTTTTATGGAGTTGATGTAGCGCATAAATATTTGCTCCCATACCCAATAATATATCTCTACTCCTCCACACAGTATACATGTTAAGATGATTGTCTATAACATCACACTTGAGCCACTGTAAACATGGCGGAGATGTAGCGTTGATGTTATTATCCTCATAAGGTTTCCAAGTAATAGCGACCCCTCTACGTGTGTCTGGTGAGGTTTTAATTTTGCTTACGATTTCATCAATCTGATCAATGTCGAACCCCCGTGTATACCACCTTGTAATACCATCATGAGCAGTTTTTGGAATATTCAACATTACATCGTAGTGACATAGACGATCATGATAGGTATAGGCAAAATCATTTGATGTGTTTTTTGTTACGCGGTCATCCACACCCATCACTTCATCAACATATTTTTGCATCCCCTGTTTACCCATTGGATAATAATCGATGAGAGTAGATAGTTCTTTATATGGTTGTTCAACATGGATTGATATTGTTTGCTTGGATCTCCACACCCTTTCATTGTCTTCAGTAATCAATTCTCTGTGGTTTTGCGGCCATATTATATACTGAATTGATTGTTTATAGGCTTCAGCCAACGTTGAAACTCTAAATTCCACCATTTAAGGAGTTACCTCACAAATATCATTATAGATGTCGTCGAGGTGCAAAAATAGTAATTCACGATCCACATTACTCAATTCATCATCGTGTTCAATCTTATATATGATATCGTGCATTATTTCCTTAAAACCAATACATTCTTCATCCATTATACAACGATATGCTTCAGCAATCATAAAAGATAGTTAATCTTACATATATATAAAAGTATGTTGTTAGATTTCTAATGACATAAAATAGTCGCAATTAAACTCTTTTGACACTGGAGATTTATGAATTTCGCACCAACCATCTCTATTAAAAGGAGCGCAATATAAACAGTTTGCACAAACTGGTTCTATGCTATCAACATTATCATTAATCATTAAAAAATGGATTATTTGCCTTTATATAAAGGGGTGACATAAATAGTGTGATCAGCATCTTCATTCACAATACAACCACATTTTTCGCATTTAAGATAGTGAATGATGGTGCAATCTGTTGCGGTATATTCTAAATGCATTTCACCAGTTTTACATAACGGGCATAAATATTTAATCATAAACAGATCATTCCTCCTTTTTCCATACCACAGCACTACTATCAACTCTATGTATTGGCCCAAGATACCAGTTATCGGGAACAAATTCACCCATATGAACCTTTGTAAAGTCAAAGAAAGCGCGATTAACTTCAGGTTCACATTGCTTTCCACTAGTATCAAATACATCATGAACCATCATAACTCCACCTGAAATTACTTTGGGCCAGAAGTTGTTAAGATCGGCCATACAACCATCATAAGTATGATCTCCATCAATAAATAGAAGTTCTAAATTGTTTGGTATTTGATTTATAATAATAGGATCTTGCGATGAACCTTCAATTATAGATATGTCACTATACGTATTCATAATTTCATTTATATCATCTCTTATTTTAGTATCAACCGCATAAAGTGTTGGAAAAATAGTTTTACACCTACAGCGTCTCCCTTTTAATATATATTGTAATGATCTTCCTCTATAACATCCAATATTTGCAATACTATTATCCCTATCTATACGAAAACTAAACTGAAACAATAAACTCCCTTCTATCGGGCTTATACATCCAACAATGTCATTATCTAATTTCATAATGGGCATTCCTTACAACAATTTAGTTCATTCATCCTAATAATTTGTCCAGCCGCATATAAACTTTCAATTGTTCCTGCATCAGACCAAAATCCTTCAATTACAGAATACGACAATTCACCATTATTTAGATACCAATTATTAACATCTGTAATCTCAAGTTCACCACGATTAGATGGTTTTAAATTCTTTATATATTCAAACACCTTATGATCATATATGTAAATCCCTGTTACTATATAATTAGATGGGGGCGAAATGGGCTTTTCAACAATTTCAACAATTTCATTATTTTCAAACCGCACAACCCCGAATCGTTCAGGGTGCTCAACCTCTTTGATAAATAAATGTGCACCACCATCAAACATTCCCACACTATCACTAACATCCCAATCTGATATATTATCTCCTAAAATTGCAACAACATCATCTTTACAACACCAATCTTCACACAACCCAAGCGCTTCTGCAATACCACCAGCATCCTCCTGCACTTTATATGTTAATGAGATATTAAATTCCTTTCCAGATCCCAACAATTCAATAAATTGTCCAACATGCTCTTTACCGCTTACAATCATCACGTTAGTAATTTTCGCATTAATTAATTGTTGTAATGGATAGTAAATCATTGGTTTATTATAAACAGGAAGTAAATGTTTATTCGTTACCTTTGTAAGTGGATAAAGTCTAGTTCCTGTTCCACCAGCCAATATAATTCCCTTCATAATACTTTCATGAATTATATGGATTTATACCTATACAATAACAGTCTTTCCAACCAATCAACATTTCATCATCATATGCATCAGTAACATCACAAACATCAACTGCTAAATACGCTTGTTCACATAATGCTTTCATTCCATCCGGGTAAAATCTATAACAATCAATTGGATATTTATGTTCTTCCCAGACAGCAGGTGCTACAATACAAAAACATCCATTCGGCTTCAATATCCGCTGTATCTCTTTAAAAATTATCCATGGAAATTTAACATGTTCAATGACACTCGCACATATTACAACGTCAATTGAAGATGTAAGAAGTTCACTCCAATTATGTGGATCGTGTACAACTATATCAACGTTTGGCCCATCTACAATATCCATCCCAATATATTTAGAATTGATAAATAATTCTTTATAATTTCCATTTACATCACATGAACCAACTTCCACAACTACATCGTCAAGATTTACATAATCACAGGCAAAATTCTTTACAATATCAAATGAACTTTTATGCATTTATAAAAACTCCTTATGGGCAATATCATTACTACAGCACACACCCATCAACGTTCTATTTATTGCATCGTTTCTACAAAATAGCGGGCAATCGGTATCATTAGGAACTAACTGTTGTACTTCTCGCATTCTATCACTTCGTAATATTTCTTTAATTGATTGCTTATTTAAGTCACCAAGTAAGTATTTTGGATTTTGTCGATGATGTAAACAAACCCACATTTTATAGTCAGCAGTAATTACAGTATTAAAATACATCCCATGACATGTATTATACGGTCTCATCACTTCATCGTTCATATGGCAATACTTATGAGAAGAAGATCGAATGATCAATTTAGGATAGAGGATTTTACCTATTTTAGTATAATCGTCTACATTAATCCATTCTCCAGTAAATGGTCTTAATTGTGCAAAATCTACATTGAGATCATTTGAAACCTTAAAAAAATTCATTGCCCCATTAAGTGTTTCTTGCCCTGTTAAGTATCCTGTACCAATGGAACACAGCGATCCATATCTATTTTTGCGATTCATTAACATTTTAATTCCACTTAACACTTTATAATAATCATCATCATCCAATCCATGTGTCACTTCATACATTTCTGGGCTACCAGCATCGAGAGATATTCTACAATATTCACAATAATTTAAAATTGATCCTACAAACACTTCATTATTTGCTAATAATATTCCATTAGTATTCAATCCGACCTTAATATTTGCCTTATAAAATAATTCTAATGCCGTTGTAAAGTGTTCTGAACATAATGGTTCTCCTCCACCACTAATAACCACAGATTTAACATTAAGATCTTTCATTTGTGAAATGATTGACATTAATTGTGGTAATGATAAAAAAGATTGATCAATTTTCTTTCCTGTGCATTTCGGACATAAACTATTACAAATATTGGTTAAATCCAATTCAAATGATATTAAAGTTTCAGATCCATGTAAATAGTTCTCAATCTTATCAATATATTTGAGAATCTTTTCATCTGCATTAAAATTATTAATTAATGTCATTTTTATAATTTATGGGAAATACGTAGCATGTTCAAATGTTGGCCATTTTTCATCTTTAGCACTCAATATAGCACTTTCTGGTAATTTTAATATTGAAGGAGCATATATACCACATTCGCTCATTGATGAATATTTATTATCTACTTTATAAACCACTTCTGTGTCATCTTCCAAAATATAAACACCATGAGCAAATCCGCGCGGAACCCACAAAGAGGGGCCATCACAATTTAATAAATATGATCCCACTTTACCAAAATTTTTAGACGACTGCCGCATATCCATAAAGTAATCCATAAAAGAACCATGAGCACATCTAACTAATTTTCCCTGTTCGTATGGCCACTGTTGATAATGAAGTCCTCTAAATACTCCCTTTGTCGACTTTGAATGATTCTCTTGGATAATATTTATATCTAAATTTGAATAAAAATTAAATTCCCAATCATTAAAAGTTTCTTCAAACCAACCTCGGTCATCTGAAATTCGTTTATGATGGATAATTATAACATCATCTATCAAATCATGTTTGCAGAATTGAAAAGACATTCAAGAATGTATATTTTATAACTATATAATTCTTTTTATCTGATTAAGTCGTGAAGATACTTGAGAATTTAATATGGTTTGATTAAAATTCAAAAGGACGTGTTTCTTTGCATTATCTCCAATCACCTTACAGTAATCTCTATTATTAAATAACAATTTCATATAAAATGCAGCATTTTCAATATCAGGATCTGCCCAAAGTGCATCTGGGTGATAATTGCATAAATTTGTCATTGTTGAATTTTTTTTATATTTTACGAGCATTGCACATGAAGGATCCATAAATTCCATAGAACCTCCATATGCAGTAGCAATAACTGGTTTTCCAAAATACATAGCCTCAATCATTCCAATGCCTAAACCTTCAGATCGATGCAATGATACATAGCAGTCACAAGCATTCATCAGCCCAACATAATCACGTTTATCCATTACATTATCAATACAAATAATATTTTTATAATCTTTTATATAATTTTCAAAAAATGATTTATCATGCGCAAATCCGCCACCAGACATCGTTTTAATGACCAACTGCACGTTATTATTGTTACCAAATGCATTTATAAACGCATCTACCACACCAAACGGATTTTTCCTATTAATAGAGCCGAAATAATCAAAGGTACAAAGAAATGTGAATTTATTAAACCGTATATTATATTTACGCTCAATTACATCAATTGAAGATCCTACTACCATATTTGTTTCTGGAGCGTATGTAAGTTTGAATATTGGCAACCCACGATGATTAAACTTATTAAATATATCATAGCAAAATTGAGAGAAGCACCAAATTTCATCTACATAATCATATGCCTCTTCCCACGGAAAATAATCTTCGAGTTCCCAAAACCAAATACCAATAGTATATTCATCCTTTGGAATATTATTAAATATCGACGTGATCATGGTATTTTCAGCGCCACCTAATATAATGTTAACTGGATAACGATTTGGTGGTATTCTGTATTTTGTTAACGATGAAAACTGCGAAACCGTAATAGGAACATTTGCTTCTATTAATGCTTTATGTATTGCCCTTGCTATATGAGCCATTCCATTATCATCAAATATATTGGCATAATAATCCACTCCATAAACAGTATTCCAATTAAAATTATTAAATATTGAATTAAGACCAACTGTAATTGCTTTATTTAAAATTAGCATTAATATATTTCTCCCATTTGTTCATAAAATATGTCCGTTCTTTAAATTCAAGTAGTTGTTTCTCTAATGTTGTATCATATCCTCTTGTTTTTGATTCATAATGATAAAGACGAGCATATGGACTATATAAGATTTTATATCCAATACTAGTAGTTTTCATACACAATTCAATATCATTATAAGCAATTGCAAGATTTTCATCCATACCACCAGCATCAATATACAAATCTTTTCGCATTGCAACGCATGCACCCGTAACTGCTGGATAAAATGCATATTTATTTGTCAATGGATAATTATCACATTTATGACTATTTACGTGCATAAAACCTTTAGTAACATTACTATAGATAACACCACAATGTTGGATAATATTATCTTCAAACAAAAGTTTCGCGCCAACCATACCAATAGAAGGATCGTTTAGCATGGGGCCAATTAATTGTTCAATCCACGAAGGCTCAATAACCTCTGTATCATTGTTTAACATTATTATATATGAACCTTGACATTTTGGAATTGCCATGTTATGAATTGCTGCATAATTATATGGATGATCATAATCAACAAATGAAACATCTGCATATGGACAATTCATCAACCAATCAAATGTAATATCATCACTTTGATTATTCACAACTAAAATATCATAATTTTTATATGTCGAGTTAAGTTTTATTGACGCAATACATTTATTTAAATCTTTTAAATGATCCCTAGTTGGTATAACAATTGTAACATGAATATTTTCTATATTAAATTCTGGAACATTTTTAATCTCAAACTTCTTACAGTTCATCGGCACTCTTCCTAATTTATACTTAATATGTTTTGCTATTTCAATATATTCTGGTCTACGTATAAGTCGTCCAGCAAATGAAAGAACAAATTCACCAACAATCAATTTTATTTTATTTGGTAAAATATAATAATTTATAATTATATTTATATAACTAAATAATTTCATAATAATAATCTACTCCTCAAATAATTATCCACTCCATCTTTCCAGGAAGGTTGACATAAAACACTCGACGCCATCACAGAGTATTTAGGAGTGAGAACATTTACACCAAGTTCCTTTAACTTAATCGGAGTAATTTCAATAGACAAATCCATCTTTTCTTTTATATAGTTTGCCAATTCAAACCACGAACATCCACCACTATTATTAATGTGAAATATGCCAGATTTATGATTATGTAATAAAAACTTTATTCCATGTGTTACATCAATCGTATACGATGGTGACATTATCTGATCATCAACAACTTTCATTCCCCATTCTGATTGAATAACCCGTTCTATAAAATTCAACCCTTTATTACTACTGCCCTTTGATCCGAATAGACTGGATACTCTACCAATCACATACTCATCACATTTATCCAGAATAACTTGTTCACCAGCAACTTTACTTCTACCATACTCATTAATTGGATTCGTCTTATCATTTTCACAATAAGGAGTAGATGTTTTGCCATCGAACACATAGTCAGTGGAGAAATGAACAAGTTTAAAATTGTTAATTCTCGATTCTTCAACTAAATTCTTAACAACTTCAGTGTTTAATTGGTGAGCACGTTTAGGATCAAGTTCACAACCAATTACATCATGATAAGCAGTACAATTAATTACAATGTCAGGTGAACTATCATCCAGAAATCTGTGTAGTGATTTATGATCTGTTACGTTTAATAAATTATGAGAGGGAGCAAAAATTTCATAGGAATTAGATAAAACGTTCTTTATATCCCTTCCTAATTGCCCACTTCCTCCAAGCAAAACAATGCAATCCATTTAGATATAGTTGAATGGATTAATATATAAAGTTAACTAAAGGATAGAGAGGTATAATCTTCGTCAGGAGTGGTATCATCATTATTATCATCATCATCAACAACAGTAACAATTGATGATTTTTCATTTTTAATAATTATCTCTTCCTCAATTTTTTTAAATTTTCCAACACCCAATTTCCTTTCAGCGTATTCAACTGGCAATTCACCACTATATTCCATCTTTTTATTGGCAGTTCTCACACCAATTATAATTTCTTTAAAGATGGTATTATCTTCTCCAACATATTTAACAACGTCATATGGTTCAATCATGCTTTGAAAAGTGTCAGGGTTGAATGTTTCATATCCTTCACCAAAAGTAATAGTAGACATGAAATAACATGATTATTTACTATATTTAAAAAATGTAGGTGGGAATTGGGTATTGCGTTAAATTTATATATTGTTAAGATCAACATGGTTGTGCCAAAACCACGAAACAAGATCAACAAGGAAGAAACTATTTTTCCTTTTCTTTTTTGTTTCAGGGTGGATTAGTTGGTAGATTTAGTTGCCGATTATCTTTTTTTGGACAAGTTATGAAGTTACGAGTTGGCAATCTAAATTAATAAATTAAAAAAAGAGAAATTAACAATCCTTACTCATTATCATTTGCATTTAGCCAATCATAAAGGAATACTGCTGCTAATGCTCCGATGATTGGGCCGAAGATATAGATTGGATAAAATGCGAAGTAGTTTGTTCCGCCAGCAAGAAGATCGATTATATATGGACCAAATGTTCGTGCGGGATTAAGTGAACCACCAGATATCGTGCCAATTGATAAGATAGCGCCACCGATTGTTAGAGCGATTGCCATACCACCAAAGTTACCAAGATTGTTACGTTTATCAATGACGGCCATCACAGTTGTTAATAGTGCAAATGTCGCAATGATTTCTACAATAAACGCCGCACCTAATGTCGTTCCTGGTGTCGTGGCGCCAAGTGAAGCAATTGTCACTGCTGATTGCCCGAATGCTGTAAGGACTAATACACTTGCAACTGCCGCACCAATTAACTGTGCGATGATATATCCTACACATTCACCAACTTTCATGCGACCTATTGCAAGCATTCCAATACTAACTGCTGGGTTTATATGAGCGCCTGAAATTCTACCAATACCATAAATAGCCATCATTGCAGCCAGCGCAAATGCAAGAGCAATAGCAAGCCAATCAGCAAGTCCTGTAAGGCCAAGTAAAGTTGCACCTACTGCTGCTGCCGTTCCAAAAAACACTAGAAAGCCGGTCCCAATAGACTCGGCAATACATCGTTTAAATAATTCTACAGTCATAAGAGTTCACTACATTATATGGTATGTCAATCGTTTATTTAAAAGTTGCGTTTATCGTGTGTAAAATATCACTTTGCATGACATATTGATCCGTGATATTACGAATTGATAAATATTTATTAAGTTGTTCATTTTGTTCATACGTGATCATTTTATCTGATGCGTATAGATCATGATGTTCACCACATGTCAATGACGCCACGATATAATTATTATTTATGTTGATTGCACAAATCATTCTATACTGAATGAAGTTTCCTTGTAAAGTTTGGATCATCATAGGGATTATTCCTGATTTCTATACTTTGATACTGTTGATCTACTAATGCTTAATGCTTGTGCACATTGCGTGTTAGTGGCGTCGGGGTGTTCGTCTAGGTAGCGTCGCACCGTCGCTGCCATGTCAACTGGCGCCGCCAAGGGTGTCGTGGATGTCGCCACTTTTGGAGATGTTGTCACTATTGATGTTGGCTTGTCGCCGAAGATGGTGACGATGTGGCGCTTAATATCACCTTTAATAACCAACATAAATAGCTCCATGCTAATACATAGTGCTATAGGCGGCACCGCGTGTAAGCTCCTCGACATGACACCAGCAGGTGAATGAACAACATTAAATATGACAGATATTGCAGTGAACAATAATAGCACAGACCATCCAGCAATAGCACTTTCTCCAACCAAGTTTGCACGAAGTATAAAAATAGATGATACTAGTAGAAATAAGTCAACTGACAAAGGAAAGAGCGGGCTCAAGTATGCCGGCACACCCGCTTCAATTGCTGCTTCATTAAGATTGGTGAACGATAGCGCGAATGATGATACAATTATTATACCAACGATGATACCAAAAACATAGGAAATGATGGTAAGTGGCTTTTCTTCCATGAAGGAGAATGACTATTTACTATATAAAAAAGAAGTGTTATGTATTTCTTAATTGTTCAAAAAATGTAAATTTAACAATTTCTTGCTTTTCAAGACACTCGCGTTCCCAAAGAGAAAGAGAATCTTCAAATTTATCATGTAATTCATGTCGATTTTCTTCATCAATTTCTCTAAATTTAATAATTAATTGTTCTAAATCACTTGGTAACAACTTTAGTAAATCGAGCCTATATAATATTTCTATATCACCATCTTCTCCACAACAATAATCCGTTTTATTATAAACAGATTCAATATATATAAAATCCTTTTTATAACTACGTACAACATTTGTATATTCACTATTAACTTTGTGTTTAGCATGACTGCATAAGTTGAATATATCCCATATATTAAAAAAATAATGATCCTCAAATTCAGGAAATTCAAAATAAGATTTATACTCATCACCAGTTTTATCTTTTAAATATTGTATAAAATCATTAATTGCAGAATAGACGTATTGTTTTATTCTTTCATGTTGAAATACGTTAATTATACAACCCAATCTATTATCACATAATTCTTGATAATCACCTTCATAAAACTTTTCCAATCTATCTATCGAACAACAAATGTCTGCCATATATAATCATTACACTTATTATTACTTATAGATTTTGCAAATCACACTTTAACAACTTCCTATACCATATCCTCCGTCTTTGCGTTAACCATCTTCTAGTAACGCCTTCCTCACACCGTAACCATCTAGCAACATTATATTGTTTATATGGATGATATCGTGGATAATATAAACATTTCCAATTATAGTCTAAATCTTGCAGCCGTCTAAAATAATTTGGTTTATTATAAATACGATATGTTCTACTCACAATCTCTATATATTGTAAACAACCCATACTTATTTGTTACGACAACGACAGGTAATGTGTGCAAGATACCCCGCCTTTCCGAGGATTGAAACTTCCCTATTTGCATGCACCAAAGTTAACAATTTTGTTTATTATGGTGTACTAAAATAGAAGATGGTATTCCTCTTGGCTAGTTTTTTGGGTGGTCAGGCTGCTCCCCGATCACCCTCTATTATAATTCACCCCATTATGGATTGATCGACTAAAACCACTTATCCAAACTTTGTTGGCCATTTACCACGGCATCCCAATTCATTCCAATACTCCATATATATGATTCCATCTTCTTCTTAATTGTTACATCAGCCATCTTACTCCAGTCGATCAATTCCTTGATTTTATTAGTGTCAAACCCATCATCGATGCATATCGTATTGCCACCACGAAGATATAGTAATCGCGGTTTCTCACCTTCTTGGATTATATAATTATATTCATTTTTCATATAATTAATACCATTTACCCAAGGATTGTCGGATTGATAATTAACTTTACGAACCGCTTTTGGGATGCTTATATCATATATTGAAATATTACCACTTAATATATTATTATACATTTCTTTAACAAATTGCACAGCACTACTTTTATCATCTTTAATTAATAAAGTTTCTAAAAAATAATGTAAGCATTTACGTGTTATATTTGATTGATCGGATCGTTTTAATTCTAATCCTTTATAATTTAATTCATCTTTTTCATGTCCTTCTTCCCATATAATATGTCCACAATATTTTTTCTTAACCCCTTTACCATTTTTATCTGATTTAAATAATAACCTACGGTATAATTTCTCAAACTTAAGTTTAAAATCCACTTTACAATTATGATCATGTGACCATTTTTTGAGTTGATCATTAAAATATGCTTCTAAATCCTGTCCATCACCCACCGATTTTATAGGCATTGTTCCTATACTATCAGTATTATGAACCAATACATCATTAGCAAAATATCTGTTAGTTTGTTCACAGTGAAGATCATATACATAATCATTATACTCAATAGGAATTATTTTAACTGATGAATATGACCAATCAATAGTGTCCATGATTTTATACGGATTACATTTTCGAATTCTAGATTGTTTACGTTCTAGTATAAATCCAACATTATCTCTAAATTTAAGTATATCATGAACTACAAGATGTTTAGAATATGTTCCAGAATCTTTACTATTATATGTATTTGTTTTGTTTTCACTAAAATAACCACTGGCAATTCCAACTTGATATAACAAACGCTGAACACCAATGATTAAATTAATGGATATAGAGGTTAATCTTATAACAGGTAAATTGCTTCGTATAATAGCAGTTCCATCGGCTGTAAAATATCCACGTATAAATGCCTGTATATTTTCAACAGATTCATAAAACATAAAGTCTGGTATATGTTTATTTTTTGCATGCCCAACATGTTCTTCTATAAAATATACTAGATTACCATAGAATCTATAATCTCCATTATTGCGATTATCTTTTGATATATTACAAATATAATCATTTGATTCTAACCATGGAATAAAATAATTATATAATTCATTATCATCTTTACCAAATGAAATTCCTAATCGAATACCACTACGAGATCCATTCTTTCCATAATGTATAGAACCATTACCAACATGATATCCAAGATATTCATAAAATTTAATATCTTTATTCAATGAATTAATATTATGATGAATTGTAGATCTTCTAACAATAACCGAATTCATAGAATTAATTCCTATATCTGAAGTTTTAATCGCAACAAGTCTATCTTTTTGACGTAGTTTAGAATTTATATTTTTCGGAACATAGCAAAACACCGAATGGTCTTCAGTTACATTTATAGATCGTGAATTTGTAATAGATATATTATACATTTGTTTATTACATTTATGACGCATAATATACGGAACATGATCTAAAATTAATTTACCATTATCATCTATACTTTCAACATAGCAATCCAAATTACAATATTCTTTATCGTCATGAACAAAATCTACATTTGAAAACAAATCAGATATTTTTATATAGTTCCAGTTATAATGTGCATCATAAATCTTAACAATTGTATCTTTACATACACTATCCCCAAAAATTACACTTTTATTTTTCATTTTAGCACGATCTTGTAAAAACATATTCAACTCTCTTCCAGTTGAAGTTACAAATTCTGCAATAGAACGATTAAATAATCTGAATGATGGTAACCCTAATACACCATAATAAGAATTATTCAGAAATTTAATAGCCAATTGCTGATTTTCTAACATTATGTTATCAGGATCTGCTTTACATTTTGCACGCAGTTCTTCACGCATCGCAAGTGTTTTTTCAAGTGTTTTTACAACCAATCCATCTATATCAGGAGATTTTTGAAATGCTATTAATATATTTGGGTACAAAGAAGCGAGATCATAAGTACCAACATATTCACTTATTCCTGGAGTTGGTGTTACAACAAACGCACCTTTGAATTTGTCACCAGTATCAACGTCATGATTCTTTTCTGGCATTGGTTTCATACCTTCATGCCACAATAGCATCTCAATAATACGCGAATTATATAACATATCATCAAGTTTTGCGCCACTTACCATACGCAAGTTTTCATAGAATGTGTATAGTTTAAGTGCATTATCAATATTGTACAACGCATCTACATCGTTAATTCCATATTGAATTAATTCTTCATATCTACTACTTTTAATATATGATCGAATATATGGCCCAGCATCTTCATATTCAAATGCATAATCCTTAAGCAATTCATGATCAGATATTACACTTTTTAAACTATAAGATTCACGTTGAGCCATTCCAATTGTAAACTTTTTGAATGCTTCTAACATATCAAGAGTTGACCGACCAGATATTCTACAACTATATCTCCCGTTTTCATATGACATTCTAGGATACCCACTCCTTGACAATCCATCAAGTGATATGCCTAGTTTATTTGCACGATTGATTATATATGGAAAGTCAAACCCAGAACCATTCCATAATGCTAATATATCCGGGTCCAACAGTTTCACATATACACAAAACGATCTAATCAACTCTCTTTCATCTTTACATATAAATTGTACATCTGGACGAATTGATGGTATATTAATAGTAAACACAACTCTTTTATTAGTCATACTATCACGACACTGTATCATTAATATTGAATATGCAGCATCTTTAGGTTCTGGAAAACTGCCCTCTTCATTATCTGTTTCAATATCACAATATAATATACGAGGTGATAAAATAGTATCTACATCTACAGGAACTGGTATATTGTCAACGATTTTATATGCATATTTAATTTTGTGGTCTATTAAAAATCGTTTATCAAACAACACATCACTTTCATCTCTCCATTCAAATAATGTTTTAACTTTTGGAACATCAGATGGAATATAAGTATAAACTTTTTGAACTTCACGCCCTAATGCATCAATTATAATATTATCATCAAATCGCTTAATTAAATCAGATTTAACATTATTTGCACTTCCATACGGAACATAAAAATATGGTTCGTATGAAAACTCATGTGTTACAGTTTTTGTTGGATTATTATAACACCTTGAAAAAAGTAGAATAATTGGTGTTCCATATCTAATTATATATGTAGATTCTTCAACTACAAAAATGTCACTATTATCATTGCTCATTATATAACAATATTACACTCCTACTTTATTTAATTCCTCCTCATAATATTCTTCAAAATGCTCTACAAATGCTGGGAAGTTTAAATATTCTTCATACAACTTTCTTACTTTATCTTGGTGCGCATGTAATGATCGATTATCACTAAACTGACCATGGAACGATTCAATATCTTCTTTTATATTTCTTATATCATTCACTCTTACAATATATTGATCGTAGTCAATCCATTTCTCAAATAACAATTCGTCATTTGTGTGAACATGAACTGGTATGCGGCCACTTGCCATTAATTCATAGAAACGATCACTATAATTCCCCCATCCTCTAACTGACAATCCATAAGGATGACGATTCATTACTTTAAAGTAATCATCTTTAGATAACCGCTCCCCTCTAACCTGAATAAACTGCCCATCACGAAACTGTTGTATGAGATCATATGTTTGGTTCAATATACCACTGGTTGCCAATGTGATTGATGCCACTTCTCTCATATGTTGTTGTGGGAAGATTCCACCATCGGCCATATATACAGTCGTCCCTACAAATTGAACTGATGGTTCCTCATTATATTCACTATGGGGTAGTTGTGGGAGCGATCGTTGATCCTGATTAGTAAATAATAACTGTGGATGATCACAATCCTTCTTAATACCTTTCGATATACTCACTCTAAACTCAACCCCATGAAAATTATCAATCGGAGTGTCTGGTGAATCCTGAACAACAAAAATCCCATTATATTGATCAAGGTTTGGAATTGCTGCTCGTATACCCATCACTGGGTGATTAATATCATTTTCATTATAGAAAACTTTAGGATAAAATTTATGCGCATTTAAAAAACGACGAAGAGGTCTTGCCATATCCTCCATTTCATTCTCCTTCTGTTTTCTAATTTCAAAAATCGGCAACTTTGTATCTACAACTTTTAAATTTGTTTTTGTCA